CTTCTCCTTATTCAGGATCTTCACCGCTGCTGCTTCCATGACTTGCAAGTCCTCAAGCACAGCTGGTTGATCCTTGACTTCATACAGTCTAAACAGCCATTGCACAGCTGTATAGTCCAGCCCGCAAACGCCAGACATTGTTGTGCGCCACTGGGTTTGACAACGTAAGAACATTTCAACAGCGGGCCAATTCTCCTCCCATACTTCAAAGTGCTCCTCTTTTGCTTCAGGCAACACCAAGCCAAACGCCTTGGCGTCTGCCTTTAACTGACTTTGGTCTCCTGGACCGCTGAACAAATATTCAACGGCCTCGCTTAGTTTTTTCTCTTGGCTCCCTGTTTGCTCTCCAAATAAGCCCCAGCAATTGCTGTAGCCATCATCGGCACATCTAACAGCTCGTCTCGCTTTGTAATGCTGTAGGGCAGTTCTTTGCCATCCTCGTCCTCAATACCAATCCACCCCATCATCACTTCACGGGCGATCTCAACATCCGTCAGGTTGCCCTCTGCGCTTAGCTCTGCAATTTCTAAAAGTCTGCTTTGCGTCAAGTCTTTGAACTCAACATCAAAAGTGACCCGTTCGTGTTTGCCCCCATCAACAGGAACATCCACAGAAACAGGCCACTTGTAAGTATTTGACTTCTTAAGGACGAATGCCATAAAAAAGGTGATTCGCCCTCAGACTAGCGCAACCTTATGTGCAAACAATGCTGTACTCATTGTTCCCTGCAGTTGTTGGCGTTGCGTTGTAGGGCAAGTTCAACATCTGGATGCCGTCAGAATCTGAATAGGTTGGTGAACCTAGGTCAGTTTGTGGGGCGCTAAAGGTGACAATGTTGCCAGCCGATTGACCATGCTGGAACGTGTTTGTTCCGGTGCTTGTGCCAGTAGCATCAGTAAAGAAGTTATGAGTGGCAAGCAATTCAGCCTCAAGGACAATCGTGCCATTAGGCCGGCGATCAGTGATCAAGACCTCTTTAGCCCCACCAACCAATTCGCGGTAAACCGTCGTATTGGACTGATCAAAGCTGAAGGACTGCAACGAACCTGCGTAGCTGAACAAGGTAAAGCTTGTGGTGTTGCCGTTCTTGAAAATGACCGGCGCGGCCTGGTTTGCGTAAGTCGTGCTTGGATTTGCTGTGTCAGTTGGCGCGTTAAACAATCCCGTCATCGTGAAATTAATCACAGGGATCTGTCCCACTTCGCCTGTGATTGCAAAGCTGCCACGACAGCCAGTCAACTTGTGACGAACTCCATCGACGAAATACTCAAGAGTGCAACTTTCAAATGATGCGCTGATTGGTGCATAAGTCACTGACGTGCTTGTCACTGTCGTGACTGAGTTGCCACAAGAACGGATGATTGCGTCCCACTTAGGTGCTGTGCCTGCAGCCCCAGAACCTGACAGCTCAACCTCAAACGAAATCTCAACTCGCTGATTAGCAAGCAAAATGTCGTAGTTGCCCATGTAGCCACGGATCAACTCACGCTCAACAGCATCAGCTTGAAGCGGAGTCACCTCCATGTTGCGGACTAAAACCGCATCAGTGCCTGCAGCCGTTGGGTCGGACCCGTAGCTACTTTCAATCTTCGCCAGCAATAGGCGTTGACTCGTCCTCAGTGTCATCGGTTACAACCTCAAAATTGGGGCTAGTAGGTTGAGCCGGCTGAGTCCGCTCAATGAGCTTTCGTTTGCCGGTTTTTGGATCAACGAGGTATGCACCCCCTTGACCCAAGTTTTCATCTTCCATCTTAAGGTCCTTGCGTCAGATCAGCTAATCGAGTTCGGTAACGAACTAGATAATCGCAACCTATAACGCCTGCGGGTTGATCTGCATCAACCATTTCAAAACTTACGCCTTGCGGCTGAACGTCTATTGCATATCCACCAAGAGTTAAATCAGCCATGATTTTGCTGTGCAAGCTTTCAACTATTGGGTCGGCAACTTCATCAGGCTTGTCGCCTCGCACAATCACAGACACACGAACAACAAACGACCAATCCAAGGTCGGCAAACTTGTGTTCTGTTCTGGCGTATCACTTACAGGCTCAACAACCAATGCAGGGCTTTCTCCGCGCTGCAATGGAACAACACGGCTGCGATAGATCCGAGCCCCCACATTCGTGGTGCCGCTCAGGCTGCTCATGATGTCTTCAAGAATGTTTTCGCGCAGTGTCGTCATGTCTTCTGCAGCGAGATTTCACAAAGCAACCCGTCATCAATCAAACGAGTTTCACGCACTGTATAGGCCACAGAATCAACGGTGATGCTGGTGCCTGCAGTAAGAGTTCCAAAGTCAGAAGCCTTGGCGGTAATTTGGTAGTCGGTTTGCAACACCATGTCACCAGCCAAGACTTGACTGGGCTGATCCAACAAAACTTTGGCAGTTGTAGAGCCTGACGTTGCAGACACGCCAAAAGGATCATCAAGGAAAACTCCAAGATCATCTGTCAGAAAATCAGCTAATGCCATCAGCCGTACTTAGGGAAAACAACTCCTTTGACACTCACAGCACCGGCACCAGTCCCGCCAGCGACAGTAATGACAGCCCGGACGTAACGTCTAGCGTCGTCAATGTTTACCGCAAGCTTTTGAACCGAAGCCGCATTTGCTCCAGTTGTGCTGAAGTTTACTCCTGACAAATCGTCAAAAGAGCTGTTATCAGCTGAATCCTGAAGCTTTACCGCGTAGGTGATGCCACTGCCGCCGGCTTCTGCGTCCAAGGTGCAAAGCATTTTGCCCTCGTAAGGGAGCAGATCAACTCCTGTGGAGTTTGCGGTTGTTGTTGAAACATCATTTGGAACAAGGTCCAAAATCGCCGCACGATCAGGGACGTTACGACTTGTCATTGGTTGCGCTCCTTGGTTTCTTTGTTTTTGGCTTTGGATCCTCTTCGGAAGCTTTGACAGCTTTTCCAATGCGAATCAGCAGCTCACCGTCTGCGTTGCTTAGGTCATAGCTTTGACCAGCCTCAAGGGCTTGGCCGCTTGCCATGACTGCTTTGGTGCAAGTGACTTTCATAAAAAAAGGGGGGCCGTTGCCGGCCCCTGTGATCATCAAGCAGTGGTGATGTCTTCGATTGAAGCAAAAGCAGAACTTTGTCTGATCGCAACATCAAACGAGACAATGCCACGGACAGAAGTCAGTGCTTTGCTGAAGTCATCAGAGTCAGTGCCAACGGTGATTTCAAGGCCGTTGCCGTAGAAACCAATCATGGCCTGGCTAAAGTCACCAGCAACCAAAGCAGAACAAACGCTGGAGCTAGAACCTTTTGTCAAGGTAGAAGGAACAGCGTTTGTCATTGCCAAGGGATAACCGTTAAGGGTCAAAGGCGTTGGGCCACGACCGATAGCGGAAAGATCCGAGTTGTAGAGGAAGGCACCGTCGCCAGCAGCTGAACCACCTGCGCGGAGTTTCTTCAGTCCTCCAATCACCTTGCCGTTGGTGATGTAACCCATGTTTGGACCGAAGGCGTTGTCTTCGGTGATGGCAGTTTCCAGATCAACCACTTTTTCAAGGGTCAATGGACCGCCGTTGGTGCCCATCGCAACGGATCCAATACCGGAAGTGCTGCGAATGCCTGTTGGCTGACCAGAAGAACCAGAACCGTTAAGAACTGCAGAGTCAATCGCAGCGTTGATTCCGTCTGTCAGGTCACGACGTACCAGCTCTTCAATGCCAGGTGTGCCCTGGAGCAAAGTTTGACGGCTGTACTTGGAAAGAGCCGCAAGGTTCTTGGGGCTCATTGTGATCTGATCGAAAGTCGATTCAGACTGCGTAATGGCGGTTGTCTCAGAAGACAGGTAGTAGACGCTGGAAACACCAGAGCGGCGAGGGATTGCAACATCACCAACTAGGCCGGTCAGGGTGCGAACGCCCAGGCCAACTACAGGTGAAGCATTCCGGAGAGCTTCGATGAAGTCATCAGCCAGCAGATCGGTTGCAACAAGGTTGCCGCCGGTTGTTGCACCAGAGGTAACGTATGTGGCGCGTTGTGACAGCGCAGAGAAAGGAACAAAGAAGCTGCGCTCGCCTGTGGCACTTAGGCCAGATGTGCGGATAACTTCTTGGCTCAGCTCACGGCAAAGACCAGCGCCATGCGATGACCAATCACCAGTGATCAAGGCGCGGACGCCATCCATCAACTGATAACGCTCTTGGGTCTGCTGACCAAGGTCAACAGGAGCAACACTTTCGACCGGCTTAGCGCCAATCTTTTCGAGAACAGCTGCACGGGCAACATCAATGCTGCTGCCGTTTTCAACTAGCTGATCAGCAAGATCACGCATTTCGTGCTTGCCGCAAAGCTCTTGAATGTTTTTGATGCGGGTACGCTCTGACGAGGCAGCTTTTTTGGAAGCCTCATCGCGCACCACGTTGAGATCGGGTGCTGTGGACATTTGATTCTCAGAATCGGGTTGTGTGAGTGGTGCGACGCGAGCCGCAGAATCAACCTCAGGGGCTGTTTCTTTGTTCATTGTAGTGTCTGAAAGCAAAGATCTCCCCACGCCAATGTTTGGATCAGCGGGGACACTTACAACGCTGATTTCGTAGGGCTCCCACGAAGTTGCTACAAATTCGTTGTTGCGCTCTTCCATCTCTTTGATTCGATAACCAAAGGAGATATTGCGCATAATTCCGTCTTTAACGTCCGCTAAAACTTCTTGCGCAAAAGAGTTGCGGCTGAAGCGAACACGGCTAACGCCTTTCTTTTTGTCGTCGTCAAGGTAGGCACGCTCAACGACACCGATCGGACGATCCATGTCGTGATTGAACAGAAGCGGTGCGCCGTCGTTCAATCTGCTCAAATCTGCAGCGTCTCTGTCATGGCTCAGGATCTCTGAACCAAAGGAACGCTCAACCGGATATTCAGAGCTAAAGCTGAACTCCATCACCCGGTCTTCCTGCTCCTCAAACTGAGTTTCCCCAGCCCGCTTCAGCAATGCAGGCGCAGAACGCAATGCAGAGATTTTGGTCAGCGTTGAGAACCGATGGCCGGCCTTAACGTCTGTGGCTTCAAAGCCTTCGTCTGTTTCGCGATAAACAGTTATTAACGCTGCAGGGTCATCCTCATCACCATTAATAGTGAACTCAGAGCCAGGCACATTGATTGAGCCATCGCGCTCAATGCGATCAATCTTGCCTCTAGCCATACCGCCAGAGCTGTCCCACTGGACAAAATCACCAACGCTTAATTCATCAGGCTCTGCCCTCTTCGCAAGATCCTCAGACATTTGTAATTGACGAATATCTTTAATTCTATCCGCCTTCCCCGTTGACCACACCTGGCCCGCGTCTCCGCCCCATGCAGCCCAGGCCACGCGACCGTTTGATGGGTAACCATCCTCTCCAGGAGAAAAACCTTCGCCTTGCTTGTCAACTTCATGGCGGGCGAACCATGCCGACATCGCAATGACAACATCACCAGATAATTCGTTGCCGCTCAGGATCTGAGTTGCACGCCGTGCCGCAACTTCTGTCCCACCAGATTCACCCTCAGATTTCCATTCGCGATAACGCTCGGCCTCTTCTTTCATGCCCTTAGTGGGCATTAAGTCGATCTCTGTGCCGTTAATAGTTGCCACTTTCTTCCTCGCCTACGTTCTCCGCATCATCGCCTGATGGCGGAGGGGTGTCTCCAAATGCGTCGATCGTATTCACTGGTTTGTATTGGCTAGCGCCAGAACCGTTGACCGCTGATGGATCTGTGTCCGTGATGATGTTCATCTCGTCGAGCTTGGCTAGCTCTGACTGACGGGCAACAAGCAATTCATCTAGATCGCCGCCATTTTCCGCG